ACAGACGAGATAGTCACAGGGTTAAAAATACGCCCTGACTCTGATTCGTCGGTTGACTCAAGTATCTCAAAGAAAGCTTTGAGGTCTTCTTTAACGTTAGGCTCCACAGGTTCCACCTTTTCCAGAAATGTCACAGATGTCGGAAGTCTCAACAAACACTTCACCCACCTTGCTCACCGCTTCCTTGTAGGAAACAGCAGTAAGAGGTTGCCCACCGCGAGCGCCGTCAGGATAGCAGGTAAAGCCACGGAGTCTGTGGGCGTACTTAGCAAGGATAGCAGCAAAGCGGTTGACATAAGCGTCAGACAAAGTAAACTCGTTAACAGCGGGGAGGTTGATAGTAGACGAGATAGACTGGTCCACGTAGTCTTGAATATCCGCTTGGAACTTGATGCGACGCTCGAAGAACGGTGCGAGGTCAAGTGCCGACTCAATCTTTTCAGGGTTCGCGCCGTAGACATTGATCAGCTCTTGTGCTGCGCCGTCAACGACATATTGGTAGTGCCACTCTTTGCCCTTGAGGTAGCGTCGCTTATAGGCCACAGCGAATAGAGGTTCGATACCAGTTGTGGTCCCAGCCAAAATTCCAATAGAGCCTGTAGGGGCAATTGCCCGTACACCCTTTGGTCGCGCAACCCCATGTGCATCAGCAAACTCTTCGGCAACGGTATCAGATCGGCCTTTATATACCGAAAGCCAGTCGTCAAGCTCTGGCGTGACTTGGTAGGTAGAACCCCGCTTAATGAGCCACTCGTGAATACCCATAAGGCCGAGACCGAGACGGCGGTTCTTTTCACGAACTGCGTAAACTTTGTCATAGGGGAGATGCGCCTTGAATGTCCCGCAGAACAGGAACTTGGTTGCTAGTTCGACAACATCACGAAACTCTTGGAGAGTATCAATGCGACCCATGTTGATAGAGCCAAGATTACAAACATCGGAGTCGTCTTCTGAAGTGACTTCAGTACAGGCATTGCGTAGAGTTTCATTTTCTTTCTCGTAGAAGTTGAAGGAGAAGCCGGGTTCGGCTGTCTTGAGTGCTTGGGCAACGTTCTTGCGAAACACATCGCCGACATCCCCTGTCTTGTTGTAGTTCTCCAGCCACGCTGTGTCGTAGTTGACGGAGATGTTGGTCATGTCAAGCGGAGCAGGGAAGTTGAAGTTCTTTTGCTTCACATCCCACAGCGTCAGGCCGGGGACAACCTCTTGCTCGTGCCAGTCCTTGGCTACAAGAAACTGCTCCACATCACCATGAGCATGATTAAGGGAGGCGTAAATAGCAGAACGTCGAGAGCCCCCTTGCATAACGTTTCGGCCAATCTCGTTGACCATAGCCATTTTGGGGAGAGGCCCAGACGCAACGCCGCCAGTGCGGCCCAAGCGTGAACCACTAGGACGATAACGAGAATAGTCGACACCGATGCCGCCTCCTGTCATCAGGCATGATTCTGATTTCCAGCTAAGATTTGCCCAATCCTCTCGTGTATCTTCTTCAGCTCGAAGGAGATAGCAGTTGTTATAGAATTTGGCACTCCGACCAGCGTAATAGAGATAACGGCCTCCCGGGATGAATTTGAGATCGGCGATGTACTGTACGAGCTGATCTTGTTCTGATCGGGGAATAAGGCCGTCACAGACATCCTTAACGAGGGTACGAGCAAGCTCGTCCCAAGTCTCCGCTCCCTCGTGTCGATATTTCTGGTTGAAGATGTCTTCACTGAACTTGCTCCGGAACTGGGGGTTTACGTTGCTTTTGAAAATTGTCGTCCTCCTTCGTTATACTGATTTCTTCCCAGTCGGGGGTATTAAAGACACGACGGAGATACTCTTTACCTCCGTCTACGGCTACGTTGCCGCACTTGCAGTACCGGAAATCGTGGGTGTATTTGCTTTCCGGCTCGTCGTTACACAGCTTACACCTAACTGCATTCTTGATGATCATGGGGTACCTTTAGAGAAAGAAAAACCCCCGGCGTTAACCGGGGGCTTCACTACTTGGGCTCGCTTGTTAGCGAGTTGTTCCCATTAAACTACAGGCGGCTCGTCCTTCGGAGGAGCGAGGAACTTGTCCTTGAAGAAGATCAGCACCGCAGAAGCAATGGCGACGCCGAGCGAACCCACGGCTTCGAGTTGTTCGACAGTAAGCGACACTGCCATCGAGATGGCTGCGAGCAGGCCTACCCACGTTGTCTTTTCGGATAGTCGCTCAAAGATGTATTTAATCACGGAACCCATATCTGGATCACCTCCTCTTCGATGCCGGGGATTCGGCTAACATTGGCGTAGGGAGCAGGGGTCCAACCTGCATCTTCAATCTTATCGAAAGCGACTTAGATTTAGTCGATCCCTACTTACTCTTTACAGTATATTATACCACACTAGTCGTCGAAAGTCAAGTCGTTTTTGGGCCCATACCTCCGCGACCTTCTGTCGTCATCCGTTTCGTCCAGTTTTCGCTTTCCAAGCGGCGACTTCTTTTTGGATGTAGTCTGAGACAGTCGAAGTCTGCGTGACAGCTTCTCCTGTTCCTTCAACTCGTTGGGGTCCATTCTTCCTTAGTTCCATATCGAGGGCGATAACAAGCCGGGTAATAGCGTGGGCAAGGTGGCTTTCCCCAGAGTCAGGGTCAATCGTGTCAAGTTCCCATTTCCACAGGTGGGCTACAGCCTTGCGGACTTGGTGGTTGATGCCTTTACCGTCGTCAGGGTGAACTTCTCGCCACCCAAACTCCCCATGTTTTCCCGCACCGTGTTTGAAGACCTTGTCGACAACAACAAGAACTTCCGGGGGAAAGTACTTACTCCTCATTTTCGTCGTACTCGTAACCGAGTTCTTCCAGAATGGCGTCAAGATTGCGCTTAGCTCTTGCAGGGAAGGCCCCGAGTAGCTCAGCAACTGTGATGTCGAGAAACTCAGCGAGTTCTCCGGCTGTCCATCGTCTGTCAATTAGCTCTCCCAATTCATCGAGGTCCATAGATTTCTTTCAACCTTTTCATGCTGACCCACTCTAGGTCGTATTCTCCGTTTTCAACTCCTCGTTTAATGACGACTCCGCTTGACCAGTATCGGGCGGAAGCTCTGGCGAACGGCGGGACATAATCTTGGAAAACTCCGCAAGATAGGCCGTGTAGACGTTGGCCATTTCCTCGGACTCGAACTGCATGGTCAAAGAGGTGTGAGTGTCCTTGCGTTGCAGAGTTAAGCTGTTTGGATAGAATCGCAGCCCCAAGGTTAACACCACCGATAGGGCGTCCCATGACCCCTGAAGCAAAATAGTGTGAGTACTGGATGCCATCTATTTCGACAATGTCGAGGAAGGGGTGTTCTTCAAACCCATATTCGCGGCTTTGAAAATCTCTTGTAGAGATTGTTCCGTCAAGGATAGGGTCCAAGTCAAGTGCTCGAAGTAGACGGTGTTCGTGATTTCCCAGACATCTGACGAGTCGCGGTTTTCTACGCTTGTTCTTTCGGAGTACCGAGAGAAGTCTGTCTTGCGCCTCGACCCCAGAAGCAATGTCAAGATGGTATCTGCGATTTTCGAAACCTCTTTTACCCTTGTCGTAAGTGCAGAGGCTTGGCATGTCGAACCAATCTCCAATGTCCACCACCGTGTCGGGCCGAACATCGGCGATGAGTTGACCGAGATACGAATATCGTTCGTTTGAATGTTCAGGATGCGCATGTGAATCCGGGATGATGAGGTGAGTCTTAGACATAATCTTTCAGGGTCTCCAAGGTACACCACAGAAACCCGTTCTTCTCCGCCCACTGCGCGTGGGTCAGCTTCTTCTTGGGTAGGCGTTGGTGAGGTTTCATGAAGCAAAGTACAATGCGACGCTCAGGATGAGCGCGCCGTACAGCACGCATCTTACGGACGTCTTCAGCATCGAGGTATCCTTTGGCTTCCACGATTGTTCCAGTCCGCCGACTTGTGAAGTCGGGGATGTAGTCAAACTCGTAGGGGAGCTTTTCAATCTCGTGCCCGAAAGTCCGGGGGCGGAGACGGTTGAGCTTTCGCCCAACCTCCCCTTCGAAGTCTGACCGCTTAGCTGGCAAGCTGCGCGCCAGTGCTTATGTACGGCAGGCAATGAATGACCCGGTGATACGGCGTCAGGAACACTGGCTTGCCGTCTTCTTCTTCAGATGAGAAGAACGTAAGCAGGGGGCCTGAGAACGACGGGTATCCAGTCACAAAGTGCTGTGCAAAGTTTCCTTGTCCGGCCTCAAGTACGACGTCCCAAGAGGGTGACGGTTCAACCGCTTCTTCATTATCGGAAACAAGTTTCATGAGTTGTTGTTATTCCTTCCAGAACGTTGTTGTGATTTCGTCTACTTTTGGTGTCTCAAAGACCTCAACGAGATAAGTGGGCCCTGACGCGTAAGAAAATACTCGCAAACCCCTGCCTCGGTTAGCATCAGACCAACACTCTCGTTTGTGAGAGCAGAAGACGCAGCCCACTGGTAGACCCTTGTTGCCTGATTTCCCAACCGCAACTGGCTCATAACATCGAGCAGGGGGAGTGGTCCGCGTGAGAGCATCTCTTAACTCCGCAATTTTTGGAGACGGGTCTTGTACAGGTACATGGAGTAGAGCCTGCTTAGCTCTTTCCTTTTCGATGGCCCAGATTGCAGCAGGCGCAGCCTCAGCCGTAGCATAGCCTGAGATTTGGGAGACATACCCGAAGGGATCATCACCGTGTAGCAGGCTGCCGTCAGCGAACTTACCAAACGAGAACTTCGAAGCAGATTTGACATCCACCACCGTCCCGTCGATCTTTGCATCGAGATGTCCGACCACCCCATCTACTTCTACTCGCTTCTGTCTATCGGAAACATCGTGTCCAGCCTCTTCTGCAAGGTAGAGGAAAAGCTCTTCGATAAGGTCTCCGTAAAGGAATTTGAGCTTGTCACTTGCGGCCAGTTTTTCAGGAGCGTATTTAGCTCCGGGTCCGTAACCTTGAATGTCGTAGAAGACTTGCCGTGCTGGTTTACCAATGTTAGAGAGGCGTAGATAGCCTTGTCGTCCATCTCCGCTCGTTCTAACTCGATTAGCAACCGTGTTTGCGACGGCTTCTCCGAATCGCTTGAGCTTTTCGGGGTCCGGGATGTGGCCATTGAATAGGTTCTCGACGTCTTGAGTTAGCGTTTCAATTGATTTCATGCAGACCTGTATTC